CTATTACTGTTACTTTTGATGGTGGTATCATGAAGTGGTCTGGACTACTAGAAGTTGCAGAGAAGGCTGGCTATGTACATAAGCCAAAAGTTGGTTGGTATGAAGCCCTTAATCCAGAGACTGGTGAAGTTCTGAGTGATAAGATGATGCGGGCAAAAGAGATCGTAGACAATAAAGATTTCTGGTTAATGATGTTTGAGAAAACAAATCTTGCCAAACACATCGAAAAGGTGTATACTATTGCTTCTAGTGCGGGTCTCATCAGTGATGATTCTCAAATTGAAATCGCTGATGAGGAGATAGTGGCGAATGATTGAAAACACCGTTCTTGCGGGACTCTTACATAACGAAGATTATATGCGAAGAGTTATACCTTTTCTTAGTGAAGATTACTTCGGTGACTTCACTGAGAAGACTGTATTTAAATCTATAACAGAATATATTGCAAACTACAATAGTGTGCCAACCAAAAGCGCCTTAAAGATTGCTATCGATGAGAAAAGCAACATATCAGATGATCAGTATACTACAATCATTGAAACGATTGATGGTCTAGATTATGATGCTAAAACTGATTTAGATTGGATCGTAGATAAGACTGAGAAGTTCTGCCAAGACAAGGCAGTCTTTAATGCTGTTCGTGAATCCATTCTTGTGTTAGATGGCAATCACAAAGATTTAGATAAGGGTTCTATTCCTGATCTATTGACTAAGGCACTTGGTGTATCTTTTGATCAGAATATTGGTCACGACTTCCTCGAACAACCAGAAGATCGATATGAGTTCTATCATACGAAAGAAGACAAAGTTGCGTTTGACTTAGACTTATTCAATAAGATCACTAAAGGTGGCTTGTCTCGCAAATCTCTGAGTATTGCTCTCGCAGGTACTGGTGTTGGTAAGACGTTGTTCATGACACACTGTGCGGCAGCCAATCTTATGGATGGCAAAAACGTTCTATACATTACTATGGAAATGGCAGAAGAGAAGATTGCTGAACGTATTGATGCTAATCTCCTAAACACTACGATTGATGCACTTCAAGAAATACCTAAAGATGTGTATATGAAGAGAGTTGACAGAGTGAAAGGCAAGACTACTGGTAAGTTGATTGTCAAAGAGTATCCGACTGCTAGTGCTGGTTCTGCACATTTCAGACATCTTTTAAACGAATTAAAGCTAAAAAAGAACTTTAGACCAGATATCGTGTACATCGATTATCTAAATATATGTACTAGTTCGAGAATGAAAGCTGGCGCTAATGTGAATTCTTACACGCTTATCAAAGCAATCGCTGAAGAGTTGCGTGGTTTGGCAGTAGAGTTTAACGTGCCTATCTTAAGTGCTACACAAACAACTCGTACTGGTTATAGTAGTTCAGACTTAAACTTAGAAGATACTTCTGAGTCCTTTGGTCTACCAGCAACTGCTGATTTTATGTTTGGTCTGATCTCAACTGAAGAGTTAGAGGGTCTAGGGCAACTGATGGTAAAACAATTAAAGAACAGGTGGGGTGACACTAATTATCTGAAACGTTTTGTAATAGGAATTGATCGATCTAAGATGAAATTATTTGATGCTGAAGAATCAGCACAAGATTTAGTTGATGATACTCCTGTTGCAGATAAGGGTAACTTTTCTAGTAGAATGAAAGAAGAGAAGTCCAACGACGGTAGTGTCTTATCCTATAGAAAGCGAAATACTGAGAAGAAATCAAACTTTGGTGGCTTCAAATAATAAAGAAATAAATGAGAATATACTGGAATAAATTTCACTCGATGATGAAGAGTGGAAGAATACATAGAGTATTAAACAAATACTTAAGTTAGGAGAAACATATGTGGTTGTGGATTTTAAGTAACGTAGCGGGGTCACTATTAGGTGCCGCATCTACAAAATGGTTCAAAGATACTAGAGCAGGTCATTGGTGCTATAACAAGTTCGATGATATTGCTGATTGGGCTACCGAAAGGTATGGCGTTGATATTCTTGATAAAGAAAACATTGCTTGGAAATCCAAGTATCCAAATGTATCTAAGAAGATTGATGAGTTAGAAGCAAAGATAGTTGAATTAGAGAAGAACAGTCACCCTTGCAAAGAACTACATGAGTTCGATGTATGGCCGGAGTTAGATGCTAGAATCAAAAAACTAGAGGAAAAGACTTTTTGGAAAAAATAATGCTCTATCTTGTAACTAAAGTCAACAAAGAGTTTCAAGTTTTAGAACAGTCCACCGGACTTAATCTATTCACTACGACTAATGCCAACGAAGCAGAACGTATGCGAGTGCTATTGAATAATGGTAGTGGCTTTGATGGGAACACACCAAGCTTTTTTATCAAGGAAGTTGCCCAATAAAAAAGGCAACTAAAAGCTGCCTTTTCTAAATAGTTTGCGTGACTGGGAGGAACCCCACCTGCATATAAAATGCGACCCCAGTTATTCCTTTTGTGAGTTTTTTAAAAACGTCCACACTTGCCTCTTGTGTTGTTACACATTCACACGCACCCATGCGACTATTTATACATTTTTAAAACCCGTGTCAATCTTTTCGTAATACTAAATAGCATCACCTGCAACAGAAGAAGGAATAGTTCATGTCAGTGGCTCCAGACGAAGGAGTCTTTCTAGATATTGAAGTTATGGAACTGGTTGACGGATGTATAGAATCATCTGTGCCTATCTATCTAATGGCTCAATATGCAAAATGTGTTGAACACGATCCGTTGTTATCAGAAAGCTACCTTAAAAAATTGTCAAAGAAAATGCTTGACAATTGGAATAAAATAGTGCATAATCATAAACATCTGATCAGTGAAGAAGACCTTAAAAACGTTGACTTTACTGGCGATTATCCAAAGCGCACAGAGATTGGTGTGCAACAGATGAGGTATGTATATTATGGCACTAAACGCAGAAACAATCCGTGAAGTCAAGTACGCTTTAGAAGAAGCCGAAATGCTTGAGTTCGCACTAAACGCTTATGATGAGCGTAGGATACAAAGCAACGCCAGCAAAATGTCTGGTGTACCATTGAAACTGGTACGTAAAGTATACTCGGAGACACAATCATGAGTATGCATATGATAAAAGGTATTTACGCTCCTAAGTCGAAAAGGCGTAAAGCCAAGAAACTCGACATGAGTAAAGTTGAAGTACAATGGAGACAGTATAACAAAGATATGAGGCGCAAGCATATGCACTCATGTCAGTTCGATACGCTAGATGAATATGTTGCATATATATCTGGTAAACTAAAACCTAAGAAAAGAGAATTTATACCATATGAACCGACGCCAAGTGCACCGCAACAGAATAAGATACCAAGCCAGACGGCGAGCCCAGTTCATGGAATCCCACAAGCAGGAAGACGAAAAGAGCGACAAGTCTACACAGGAGACTACATCGTCGGAATTGCCACCATGCATAAGTCAAACGCAGTACCTATTACGAACCAAGAACAAGCAATAGAGATAGCAAGGATGGCTAAATGACTCGCTCATAAATAGTAGAAACAAGAGGAATCTACTGAATCATGAGTATGGAAGCATATGCTAAAATTGGAGAAAACCTGAACTCTATCGTGAAAGCGAAGAATTATCAGGTTGCTCCTCTGTATCCTAAAGGTAAGCCTGGTACTAATGATAAGTCTACTAGAGAGTTTCGCCTGCAACTGATTGATAAGAATCGTGATACGAGTGCCGATGTTATCGCACACCTTAAGATGCAGTTACGTAAAGATACTAGTTTAGAGAGTGTGACGTTCAATGATATCTCTCCTAATAGTTCTAAGTTTCCTAGTTACGGCTTTACCTTTGATGGTCTCAAGTACGACATCATCATTGCAAGAGGTGCCAATGCGGGTGAAAAGTTCGAAGTACGAACAGTCAAAACACTAGATAACTTTTTCAAAACTCGTACAGATAATGAGACATCTGAAGTTGTAACTCTAATGAGTGAATCATATGCTCCTTTTGCAAACGCTGAGATCGTTGGTGCAAAGCAGAGAACGGGAGCAACAAAGAAAGAAGGTATACCTATTGATAAGCTAGGCGCTATCATAGGAGATATCATTCTTACAGACAATCAGAATAATGAATGGTACATATCACTGAAAGATATTAACGGTAATACTTTTAGTTCGTATTCTGGTGCCGCATCTCTATTCAACTCTGCAGGCGATCTGCAACCAAACTCTGCTGGTGCTAAGTTTCTAAACACATTTGGCGTAGATTTAAACAGAGTGCAAGAAGGGTTTGATGAACGTGGTAGTATAAATAAAGTTAGACCGAAACTCGCAGTATCAAAAGCCAGCGCAAGAGAGATCGAAAAGATTTTCAACAGAGCGTGGGGTATGAACTACTTCTACGTAAGGCGAATGAGAACTGGGTGGAAAGTCTTCTGGTTAGGTAAAACTAAGTTGGATAAGTTATCTCAAAATATAAAAATTGATGATATAAGATATCCATCCACAAAATCTAAACAGATTACGATATTATGTAGTAACACAGTTGAGAACTATGTAATTGAGTTGAGAAATTCTAAAGCTGGTGAATACCCAAACGATACTAAATTCAAGGTTAAGAAATGACAGTCAGATTTAAAAGTTTTATTACCGAATCAGTCGGTGCAAAGGGACTAGCATACGAAAAGAAAGTTTTCGATGCAATGAAGTCTGCTGGAGTGATTGGCTTAGATGTGGGTAGCAAACCAGGCGCAGGATACAGTAATCAAGGCGCAGGTGATATTGAAGCATTATACAACGGTAAAGAATTCAATATCGAAATTAAACTAGACAAGAATGCACAGATGGGCGGTACGTCTATTAGAATAGACACGCAGAATAAGACCCACACCTTAGTCAAACCCGATGCGGTAGACGATGACGCTATTCCATTTTTCATAGAAGCGGCAAAGAAACAAGACAAAGCACTAAAAGATTGGGTTAACTTTATTCGTAAGCAAGAGCCTGTAGCATTCCACAAAAAAACACCATATACGATACCTTTCGGTTCAGTCACTAAAGACGCATGGTCAGCGGCACAGAAAGCTGGCTACTTAACTAAGATGAATGCGGTACAATCTTTTGACTCAGCGAAAACAATCGCTAAAGCATATAACCGAAAGAACGTATATTACATTCAGATTGGTAAAGCAGGTCTTTTCTATCTAGGAAGCAATCCCTTAAAACTAGATGTTCCAGAATACAAAGGATCTGTTAATATCGAATTTAGATTAGGACCATCTGGAAGTAAAGCAAGAAAATTTGAAGGCGAAGACTATCGTGTCGTCGGTGCTGGATATCGCTGTCAAGGCAGACTGAAGACTAATATCAAGTCTACGTATAGCCTCGATAATCCCGAAGACGTAAAGAAATTGTTTGGAGTATAACATGAAACGCCTATCGTCATTTTTGACTGAAGACAAGAACACACATATGGAGCACCTCGAAGACAACTTGCTAAATGCAGGCGTTGACGGTGCTAGAGACTCGATCAACTATCTACGCTCTTTGCGTGATATGTTAGCTGGTAATTCAAAATCCCAAGTCAACGTGACTGTCAAATGGGATGGAGCACCAGCAGTGTTTGCGGGTATTGATCCTTCTGATGGTAAGTTCTTTGTTGCGAAGAAAGGTATCTTCAACAAGAACCCTAAGGTCTATAAGACTAAAGCGGATGTTGATGCTGATACAAAAGGTGATTTGAATACTAAATTAAATTTGGCACTGAGATACTTGCCAGCTATGAATATAAAAGGAGTGATACAAGGTGATTTCCTCTATGCGAAGAAAGATATTAAGAAAGTACAGATTAACGGTGAACCGTATATTACTTTCCATCCTAATACGATTGTTTACGCTATACCAGAAAAAAGCAGGCTTGCTTCTGAAATCCTCAGATCCGAGATCGGTGTGGTTTGGCACACTAACTACAGAGGAAAATCTTTTGAATCAATGTCAGCGTCTTTTGGAGAGAAGATTGCAAGCAATCTTAAAGGCTCAAGATCGGTCTGGTCAGTAGACGCAGTATACAAAGATGTTACTGGTCAAGCTACGATGACCAAGACAGAGACAGATGCAGTAACGCTTCTTCTATCAGCGGCAGGCAAGCAGTTCAACAAAATTAACAAAGCAACTTTTGATGGCATTACAGAGAACGAAGATTTACTTGTAAGAGTGAAGACATACGTTAACGTTCAAGTTCGTGCAGGTCAGAAGATTGATAGTCCTTCTAAGTTCGTCTCTGGTCTAATGGAATACATCTACGAGTACTACCAGAAAGAAATCGATAAGAGGAAATCTGAGAAGGGCAAAGCTAGTCAAGAAGAGAAGCGTAAAGAGATCATGTCTTACTTCTCTAATACAGATAAATCTCAGATCGTAGGACTGTTTGAACTATACAATCTAATTGTAGATGCTAAGTTGATGATTATCAGAAAACTCGACAAAGCAAAAACAGTTGGAACATTCCTCAAAACTAAAGACGGATACAAAGTGACTGAGCAAGAAGGCTTTGTTGCTATTGATCGCATGGGTAAAAATGCAGTCAAACTAGTAGACAGACTACAGTTTAGTAATGCTAACTTTTCTCCAGACTACATTAAGGGCTGGCAGAAGTAAGTCAGGTTGTCACAGATGCAGACGATGCATCACGGGTATTCGGAAATGTCATTGTAATTTAGAGTAAAAATCAACTTTTCTTGTATAAATATTTGCGTCAACAAGATTGACATAACACATTTATCACATACGAAAGGTTACATAATGGCGCACGTATTAGCCGTAGTACGATTTTTAGATTTCTCATTCTTATCTGCTTACATCTACAAAGTAGTGAGACACTTCGAAGACCGCAAGACTTATAGAGAAACCTATAATCAACTATCAAAACTTACAGACAAAGAACTATCAGACATTGGTCTGCATAGAGGACTAATCCACTCAGTATCAATTGGCAAATATTCTCCAGATAGATCAGATAATCCAAACTTGCGAGGTTGGGTATAATGACTGAAGCAATTTTGAAATTTACATTCGCACCTCTTTCTGGTTTTTGGGGCACAATGTGGTCGATTGGCGAATCAGCCGGTAGAGCAAGAGCCGCATCTGAACTATCACGAATGGGCATGCACGAAGAAGCAAAACGATTAATGTTAGAGAAATAGAATGATAAAAAGATTTATGAAAGCAATGGAATATAGAAGCTATTGCATGTCTATCAAAAAATTACGAGAATTAGGATACTATGAAAAAGCCCGAGAGATTTCGGAATATAAACATACAATGTATAAAACTTATTAAGCTAAAATATTTTATCGTGGCTTTATGTGTCACGATAGTCGCATTCGATTCTGGATCGAGACCTTTAAAGAAAATGGCATTATCATCGGTTCGTGTTACGCTAAATAGTAATACGAAGTCTTAACGTAAAGCGGGCTTCATGCCTGCTTTCGCATTTAAAGGAGAATAATATGAATTGGTTAAAAAACAGATTAATGGAACGCACATCTTGGGATGGTGGAGTTCTTATCGCAGTTGGTGTAGTTGCACTTATGTTTCAAGGTCTAGTCGGTTGGGCAGCATATGGCGCAATCGCTTATGGTATCTTTACGTTAGTTAAATCAGAGGACTAATTATGAATTTCGTTGATATGACAAAGCGTGAGTTAGAAGATTATGGACGTACAGTTGGCATTGAACTGGATAGAAGACTTACCAAATCCGTCTTAATTGATCAGCTTAACGAACACTTATCCACTCCAGAAGAAAACTTAGATCCCATCTATGAAGATGCAGAACTTGAAGAAGAATGGGGACAAGCAGACATTGAGCATCCTTTAATGCCAGTAGATGCCTTTGTTGCGCCAATTGCAGAAGAGATTTTTGTAGACCCAATACAGGCAATTCAAGCAGAAAAAGACGCAAGACGTGGAGTTCATAACCAATCGGAAATGGTACGTCAAGCAGAAGAAAAATATCAAATACTAAGAGATAAGCGTATCAATGCTGAAGTATTAGAACTAAAAGCACACACCGAAGTAGAGGTTGCTAGAAAAAATTTATCTAGTGTGCAAAAGGCATGGGAAGACAGTAAGGAACTACTGTAATTTATAAATAGTACATAACAAATCGTTGTAGTAAGACTACGGTAAACCTACGATAGAGGAAGAAAAATGGAAGACAAATCTATGGAAGAGCCAGAAGCAAATTCTGGTGAAGAGCCAACTCCAAAGAAGGCTACGAAAAAAACTACTAAGAAGGTCAAAGATGAACTTCTAGTAAAGAATGCGATTGAGATCAATCCTAAACTTGAAGAGGCTCCTAATAAAGCAGTCGTTTTAGGTTGGGGTAGAATGAATCCAATCACTGTTGGTCACGAAAAGCTGGTCAACAAAATCAAATCTGTTGCTAGACAAGAAAGTGCAACACCTCTCATTTACATATCTCATAGCCAAGACGCTAAGAAGAATCCGTTAGATTACGATGACAAGATCATGCTTGCAAAGAAAGCATTTGGTAATAAACTCATTGTTAAGTCAAATGCCCGCACTATCATTCAAATCATGCAAGAACTACAGAAGAAGTTCTCCAGAGTTATTTTGGTAGTTGGACAAGATCGCATTAAACAGTTTGATGATCTTCTAAACAAATACAACGGCAAAGACTATACATTCGACAATATCTCTATCGTATCTGCTGGTGATCGTGACCCAGATTCTGAAGGAGTTGACGGCATGTCAGCGTCCAAAATGAGAGTTGCAGCCTCACAAGGCGATTTCAAAAAATTCAAAACAGGTCTACCTCGCAGACTCCAATCAGATGCACAAGATGTATATGACATGGTACGTGGCGGAATGAAGATTGCAGAAATGCTAGAACTAGATGAAGCATTGACTATTCAGCAAAGACGCATGAGAGCAATTACCATGCGTAAGTTTAAATCGAAGATTGCTCAAGGTCGTAGACGTATGGCTAAGAAAGCCGCTACTATGGACAAACTAAAGTCACGTGCAAGAAAAGCCGCAATCAAAATCATTCGTAAAAAAGTAGCAGGCAAGAAAGGCGAGAAGTACGCAACTTTGTCTCCATCAGAGAAGATGCTTATCGATAAACGTGTCGCTAAGAAGAAATCTGCTATTGATAGAATCGCTAAGAAATTGCTTCCGCAAGTACGTAAAGCTGACCTAGCTAAACTATCAGGCAAGAAAAGTGCTAACGAAGAGTTTGAATCATTTCTATTCAATGAAGAGTTCGCACAACTTTTTGAAGAGCCCACTACAGGACAAGACCCAGATATCAAAGATAAGAAGGGTACACAGCCTGCAGTATATTACAAGGGTTTAGCCAAGTCAACTAAAGATAAGCGTGACGCACATTTCAAGAAGCACGGTAAAAAAGATGATGATGACAACTCTGCATATAAACCTGCACCTGGTGATGCAGACTCAGAGACTAAGACATCTAAGCACACTAAGAGATATCATCAGATGTTTAACAAAGAAGGTCAAATCAAATTAGATCGCCGCTTTCGTGCATTTCGTTCAAGAAAAGAAGAAGTTGAACTAGATGAGATAAGCATTAATACCGATGCTGAGAAGAGACTAAAGAAACAGCACAAAGACGAAAGATCAAACTTATCTAAAGAGCATGAGCGTGAAATGGACGGACTGCTTACTAGAGAGTTGCGTAAGAAGATCACGCAAGTAAACAAAGAAGAATTTCAATCAGAAAAAGACCTGATTGCATTCATCGAAGAGACTACTAATGATGTATTTGATCAAGTAGAACTAGATGAAGCAAAAGGTAATGAAGGTCTTAAGAAGAAAGCTGAAAAGTCTGGCATGCCATTAGGTATTCTACGTCAAGTTTATAACAGAGGCATCGCCGCTTGGAAAACTGGTCACAGACCTGGTACTACTCCTCAGCAGTGGGGCTTTGCACGTGTTAACTCTTTCATCACTAAATCATCTGGTACTTGGGGCAAAGCAGACGCAGACTTAGCCGCTAAAGTGCGTAAAGAAGAGACTGAAAACGTTACCGAAGCACTTAAAAATCCGTATAAAGGAAAACCCGAACGTGATCTAAAGCGTAAGCTTGCTTCCTTCGAAACTCAATTAGCCGACTTAATTAAAAAGAGCCGTTTCCGTCAACGTAAAGATATCGAAGGCGAAATACGAGATATGGAAACAAAGGTACAGCAAGTAAGGTCTGCATTAAAGGAAGATGTAAACGAAGCATTCGAAGAGTTATTCACGGAGAAAAGAAGCACACAAGACCTTATCAAGTCTAAGCTAGGTTCTATTACTAACAGAAAGAACTATCAACAAGCAACGAAAACTTTGATAACTCTACTCGATAGAAAAAAGAAAGAATCGCAGGGTAAGATTAGACATGGCGTAGGATACTATGCCGCACAAATCGCAAAAAGTTACGCAGGCGTTGACGGCAGAACATTAGCAGATATGGTGCCTAGTGATTATGTATTCGAACAAGGCGGTGCTGGTGATAGAGGTACTGAAAAAGTCACTAAGCGTTACAAGAAAGATACTCCTGGCGAGACTGTCACTGAGTCAGTAGATGATCTATTTGAAGCACACTTCGAAGAAGAAGTTACTCAGAAGCAGTTGAATGACTTAGAAAGGTTTGCAGATAGATTACTTGACAAGTTTGGTATTGACGTAGAATTCACTCGCCACTTTGCTGATCGTATGAATGATGAACGCAATAAGCCTGCTATCACTATTGCAGAACTTCAGCGAGTATTCAAAAAGATTGCAAAGAACAAAGCAAAGAACATTCGTCAAAATCCTGACATCGAAGCAGTACTTAAGGACATTCAAGCAGATTTGAACTTACCTATCGTAATCAACTATGATAGCGAAAAAGACGAATACGAAGTAGTCAACAAGACTATCATGCGTAAGAAGAACTTTGGTACATCTAGTAAAGTGATCAAGGTATGAAGAAGTTTAGGAACTTTGTGACAGAACTTAAGGTCTATGAACCTAAGTCCACAGATACTCTCGGTTTTACAAGAGACAAGATGCCTCAAGTAAGATCGAAGGATTATGATGGACTTATCAAGCATCTGAAGAAGAATAACGTTGCTGTAAAAAAGACTAAAGTTCCTGCTAAGAGTTTAAAGCCTATTCAGAAAGAATTTAACAAAGATAAGATTGTAGGGGCAATCGCTAAGATCAAGACTCTTGGTCAAGCAAAACCTCTGATTGTGAGTAAAGATAACTATATCATTGACGGACATCATCGATGGTTAGCCGCTCGAAATGTAGGTGGAAATATAGATATCATGCAAGCAGATGTGAAAGTTCATGAATTATTAAAACACGTGTACAGCTACCCAAAGACTTTCACAAAAAAGATACACGAAGGAAATGAAAATGTTTTGGAGAAAAAATAAAATGAGTAAATTTGAACTAACAAAAGAGATGCTGGCAGCAATGATTCCTGGCAACTCAAAAGTAGATATGTGGTACGATGCGATTGTAGAAATCTTTCCTAAGTACGACATCAACACGCCAGAAAGAATGGCTGGATTTATAGCACAATGTGCCCACGAAAGCAACAACTTCAAGTCACTAGAAGAAAACTTGAACTATAGCGAGAGTGCATTGAATAGAGTATTCGGACGTTACTTTGGTAAGTCACCAAAGCGTAACGCAAAAGAGTATGCACGTAACCCAGAGATGATTGCCAACTACGTATATATGGATGAGTTTCGTAAGTACAAGATGGGCAACGTTAAAGACGGTGACGGGTGGTTGTTTAGAGGTCGTGGATTAAAGCAACTTACTGGTCGTGAGAACTATACTAAGTTTGGTAAGACTGTTAACATGTCTGCTGAACAAGCCGCTGAATACGTAGCAACTGAAAAGGGTGCTATCGAAAGCGCATGTTGGTTCTGGAAGACATCTAAGTTAAATGCTATCGCAGACAAAGGCGATATCGTTAAAATGACTAAGAAGATCAACGGTGGTGATATTGGACTTGCTGATAGAACTAAGCGTTACAAAGCCGCTATTGAAATTATGGGTGGAAAGATTCCTGCTACTAAAAAGTCTAGCGTGAAGCATACAACTGTAGGCGTTGGTGACAGAGGAGACACTGTTGCGGCTGTACAGAAAGCATTAGGAATTGGCTCTGATGGTATTTTTGGACCTGGCACTAAGCGCACGTTAAAAGCTTGGCAAGCCTCAAATGGGTTGACTGCTGATGGAGTAGCTGGTCCTGCAACGTTAAAGAAACTACTAGGATAGTACGATGATTAAAAAGTTTAGCGATTTTAGAACAGAAGCAAAAGACTCAGGCGAGTACGATAATGAGGGTGGCATGGCTAAGACTCAACTTAGAGGTGTACTTGCAGATGCAGAACACATGATAGGCATGTTTGACGATGAAGACAATCTGCCAGAGTGGGTTCAGAACAAGATCACCAAAGCCGCTGACTATCTAAACTCTGCTCATCGATATATGATGAACAAAGACGGAGAAGAGTAATGGCTTGGGTTACAGTTACTAATAACACTGAGTGGGAATACGATAATGCCGCAACTGCATCTGACACTTATTCAGATACTCCTGGCACTATCGCTAATGGTATTCGAACATTTACTTTACCTGGTGGTAACGCTAGACAGACATATATCAAGTGTAGAAAAACTAGTAACCCACCTGCAACTGGTGAACTTGACAAGACATATTGGGACGCACAATGATGAAAAGCTTTAAAAGATATAACGAAGAAGCTGTTGATGCCGTATGTGAAGAGTGCGACATCTATGCAGATTTAGTTTTAGAAGAATCTGAGTATCAAGGAAGAAAGGTTACGCTAAACGACCCGTTTCGACTACCCAGTGGTTCTAAGAGAAAGTTTGGCGTATACGCTAAAAATGATAAAGGTAACGTGGTGAAAGTTCAATTTGGTGATCCGAACATGGAAATCAAACGAGATGATCCTGCAAGAAGAAAAAGTTTTAGGGCTAGACACGGTTGTGACAATCCAGGTCCAAAGTGGAAAGCTAAGTACTGGTCTTGCTATCAATGGCGAGCCAGTGCCAAAGTAGATAACTAATAAATAGTAACATAAAATAATTAAAGGAGAAACTCATGTTTAAGAAACCAGAAAATATTCAGCCATTGCCAGCAGGTATGGTAGATGCTTTCACTGCTAAAGTCGCTTCTCAGGGATACAAGATGCCTGAGGCAGAGCCTGTTGCAGAAGCCGAAGTAGAAGTAGAAGCACAGCCTGAAGAAGTATCAGAAGCAGTAGCATCACGTGGCGCAGATAAAACTAAACCAGGTGACGGCGACACTAAGATGCCTAAAGTTGCTGATGTGACTCCAGAAATTGGCATGATCTCATCGAAAGATAAGGCAGCCAAGTCTGTAGAAACTGCTGTAAAAGCCGCTTCAAAATCTCAACACGAAGAAATTGAACTCGTTCAAGACGGTGGTAAAGTAGAAGTTGAAGACGTAATGTACGAAGCTACTATGGACGAGAAGTCTTGCGTAGGCGAAATGAAAAAACTACACGCATCTTCATGCTCAAAGACAGAAATGTATAATAAGGTAAGCGAGAAGTACGGTTGCTCAGAAGAGAAGTTCGAAGAACTATACGCTCAGTAT